TCGGGAGGTCGTGATCACGGTCCCGCGTCAGAGCGGGAAGACGTTCCTGGTGTTGGTGAAGATCGTGTGGCGGCTGATCGTGATGGCCAACACGTTGGGCACCCGACAGATCTCGGTGTACACCGCTCAGAGTCGGAACAAGGCGCGAGAGAAGTTGGAGTTGGAGTTCGCTCCGACGTTGCGTGAGGCCGGGAAACGGTTCGAGGAGATCACCCATCCGAGGCGGCGTCCCCAGCGGCGTACGCAGTGGAAGATCGGGTTGAACAACGGGTCGGAACGGATCCAGTTCGGCCGTGGCAACTTCCTGTTGATCGATGCGCCGACCCCGACCGCCGGCCACGGCGGCACACTCGACGACGGCACGATCGACGAGGCGTTCGCTCACGAGGACGACGCAGTCGAGCAGGCGATGGAACCCACGATGCAGACTCGTGAGAGCCCGCAGTTGTGGGTCGTGTCGACCGCCGGCACGGAGAAGAGTTTCTACCTGTGGCGCAAGGTGCTCGCAGGACGCAAGGCGTGCAAGACAGGCGAGCATGGTCCGGTCGCCTACTTCGAGTGGTCGCTCCCGGATGATGCCGACTGGTCGGACGAGAAGCTGTGGCCAACGTTCCATCCGAACTGGCACAACCAGAACGTGCGACGGGCGATGCGAGCCGCATGCGCGAAGGCGAAGCGGAACCCGGAGGATGTCGAGGCCGGGGTGAATGCGTTCCGACGCGGCTACTGCAACCAGTGGCCGAAGAAGCCGAAGCTCGACACGGACGCTGTCGAACTGCCGATCCCGTTGGCAACGTGGGATGACCTGCATGACCGGCGGAGCGTGCCAACGGATCCGGTGGTGTTCGGGATCTCGGCGGCGCCGGATATGTCGTCGGCATCGATCGTGGTGGGCGCCTATCAGTCGAGTGGGCAGCGTGCGCACATCGAGGTCGTACAGACGCAGCGTGGCATCCGGTGGCTGGGGCCCCGGGTGATCGAGCTGGTGGAGAAGTGGGGACCGACCGCTGTGGTAGTCCGCTCGCAGGATCAGGCGGCGTCGCAGATCCCGGACCTGAAAGCCCATCCCGACGTCGAGGTGATCCGCCTCGGCGAGACCGAGTACGCAGCGGCATGCTCGATGTTCAAGCAGCGGGCCACGACTCGAGGTCTGGCGCACCGTGGCGATCCACCGTTCCGTGAGGCGATCGCCGGCTTACGCACCCGCACCGTTGGCCGTGGCGAACTGTGGGCGTGGGATCCTCTCGACTCCACGTCGGACATCTCCTCGATCGTCGCAGCGACAGCGCTGCTTGCACATCTGCCGGCAGCTGCAGCCGAGGACGACCTGTCCGACTTCTACGTCTACTGACGGACCTTCGCCGAGAGGGCGTGACGGCTCGAAGAGACGAGCACTGGCAGCAAGGAGGCCACCCGATGCGCTCGATCGTGACAACTCTGATGGAACTGCTCGGGTTGGTGCTCGTCGTCGTCGGGCTCCTCATCGCTCTCGGCGTCGGCTGGGGACTCGTGGCTGCAGGTCTGGTGATGCTCCTCCTGGGGTTCCTGCTGCGCCCTTCGTCGATTCTGGCTGGTGACGAGTGAGCCTGTTCGAGCGGCGTGGTGAGCGACGAGCTGGCGAGATCTCCGACGGGACGACCCGGAAGTTGTGGGCAGCGCGATCGAGGTCGACGTCGTCGAACAAGCGTGTCGACAGCATCGACGATGCGATCGAGGCGGAGGCACTGTGGGCGGCCGTGACGTTGATTGCGTCGCTCGGCTCGACGGTGCCGATCGCCGAGATCGCGCACCGTGGTGATGAGCGGGTGCGGGTTGACCTGGCGTCGATCTTCTCCGACCCTGATCCGGATCCGTCGATCGACGATGTGACGTTCCGGCACCAGTGCCTGATGTCGGCGGCGACGACCGGGAACGCGTACGGCGAGATCATCGGCGGACCGAGGAACCCGACAGCAATCTCGACGCTCGAACCGGAACGCGCTGAGTGGTCCCGGAACCGTGACGGCCTGTGGGTCGTGAAGATCGACGGCAAGGAACGCCAGCGGTGGCCGCTCGGCAGCCTGTGGCACATGGCGATCAACGTGCCGCCGGGTAGGCCGTTCGGTCTGAACCCGTTGCAGGCGCAGCGGGAAACGATCGCGACGGCGCTCGCAGCGAAGGAGTGGGGTGGCTCGTACTTCGGTCAGGGTCCGATGCCGTTGTGGTTGTTCCACAACGAGTCGACGAAGGATCCGGGCAAGACGGGTGCGGACCGGTTGAAGGCCCGGATCATGGAGGCGTTCGACGGGTCCCGTGACCCGGTGCTGTTGCCGCGTGGCATCAGGGGCGAGCAGGTGAAGATCGCTGCGAACGAGTCGCAGTTCCTCGAGACGCAACGGTTCGCTGTCGAGCAGATTGCCCGGGTGTTCTTCGGCGGGTGGGCGGAGATGATCGGGGGCGCGACGTCGGGTGAGTCGGTGACGTACGCGAACGTCGAGCAGCGGGTGAATGCGTTCATGTCGCTGTCGCTGATGCCCCGTTACCTGGTGCCGTTCGAGAAGGCGCTCAGCCGGTTGGCGCCAGACCGGCACGAGATCAAGCACAAGGTGGATGCGATCGTGCGGGCCGACCTGGCTGCCCGGTTCGCGTCGTACATGACGTCAGCGCAGATCTTCAGGCTCACAGGCCAGCCGGTGCTGACGAACGACGAGATCCGTGATCTCGAGGACCGAGCTCGGCTTCGCCGTGACGAGTACCCGCTCCGTCAACCGGCCGATGGCCGTAACCCGTCAGTCAACGTGTGAGGTGACCGTGGACATCGACAAGCAGTTCCTCCCGAAGGAAGTCCGGGACCGTCTCGGCATGTCCGTCGACGAGATGCTCGAGGCGGGCTTGCTGACCCGCTCTCGTTCACACGTCGTCGAGCGGCGTGTGCACACAGGCCCGATCGAGGTCCGTGCGAAGGACGACGGCTCGAACGGCTGGGTCGGGTACGCCGCCGTGTGGGATGTCGAGTACGAGGTGGCCGGGGGTCCGCCGTGGGGCTGGACCGAGGTGATCGACCCGGGAGCGTGCACGAAGTCGCTCTCTGAGGGCGCAGACGTTCGGTTCCTCCTGAACCACGAGGGGCTGCCGCTCGCTCGGACGAAGTCGGGCACGTTGCTCCTCACGGCAGACGACATGGGTCTGCTGACCGAGGTCCCGAATCCGGACGTCAAGAACAACCCGCGAGCCCAGGAGTTCCACTCGACGCTCACCCGTGGCGACGTCGATCAGATGTCGTGGGCATTCATCGCTCTGCGGTCGAAGTGGAACCAGGACTACACGCACCGTCGGATCATGGAAGCGATGATCTTCGACACGTCCGGTGTGACGTTCCCGGCCAACGAGGCGACGATCATCGCCGCCCGCCAGGCACACCACAACAAGCTCGACGAGCGCACCCAGGACGGCATGAGCCTGGATCACGCTCTCGCGATCGCTGCGTCGCTGCGTCGCTGACGCCGACCGGCCAGACAGCTCGGAAAGACGAGCACACCCCGGCTCACGCCGGACGCACGCCGCACGCCACGCCGGACCCCGTGTTGGGGCACCACCTGGCTGCACCTGCCGTCCACCTGCGCCGTCCCCTTCCCCGTCCACACGACCCAAGGAGACAACTCGTGGACTATCTCGCAGAGCTCCGCAAGGAGCTGACCGCCCGCATCGAAGCACGTGAGGCCCGGCTCGCCGACCTCAAGACGTTCCTCGATGTTCCCGCCAAGGAGGGCCGCACCGCTCTCACTGCCGAGGAGACGACCAAGCTGGCCGAGCTCCGCTCCGCCGTCGAGGTGTACGACCTCGAGGACCCCAAGGCCGACGGCTACGACAAGTCGATCCACGCGGTTCGTGCGCAGCTCGATCCGCTCGAAGCGATCGAGAAGCGTCAGCACGAGGCCGCCACCTCGACCGCCAACAAGGGCGGCGGTGTGGTGCGCAACGAGGCCCGCACGTACCGCCCGGACGTCGATCACGGCTTCCTCGGCGACGTCTACCGCCGCGGCGCCGGCCTCGACTACGACGGGTCGGCGGCGGCTCGTCTGCAGCGGCACACGCACGAGTTCGAGGTGGAGAAGCGTGCGATCGCCACCGCTGCGATGGCGGGTGCGGTGCCCCCGCAGTACCTCGTCGACCAGTTCGCCGAGCTTGCCCGGGCCGGTCGCCCGTTCCTGAACTCGCTGAACAACATGCCGCTCCCGCCCGACGGCATCTCGTTCGTCATCCCTCGTGGCACCACCGGCGCCACGGGTGCGGCAACGACCGAGGGCGCAGCGTTCACCGATGGGAACCCGGCCAACACGGACCTCCCCATGACGGTGAACCTGATGACGTCCGCCGTCGACATCAGCCGCACGCTGCTGATGCGTGGCGGCCCGATCGTGGACCAGATCCTGTTCCCCGACATGATCGGCTCCGTCGCCGTGGCGGGCAACGTGTCGGCGTTGAACGGCAACGGCACCGCCCCGCAACACCGGGGCGTCCTGCAGGTGCCGGGCATCTCGGCCGTCACCTACACCGACGGCACGCCGACGGTGCAGGAGTCGTGGCCGAAGTTCGCTGACGCGATCCAGCGGATCAACTCGCTGCGGTTCATGCCGGGCAACGTGATCTACATGACCCCGCGCCGGTGGGGTTGGATCACGTCCGCGGTCGACTCGAACGGCCGCCCGTTGTTCGAGTTCTCGACCACGGCGCCGAACAGCGTGATCGGTCTCGGCAAGGCAGCCGAGTACGGCCAGATCGTCGGCACCTTGCAGGGTCTGCCGGTCATCACCGATGCGTCGATCCCGACGAACCTCGGCGCTGGCACGAACGAAGACATCGTGATCGTGGCCCGCACGGCCGACATCCTCTACTGGGAGGACGAGTACATGTCGTTCACCCTCGAGCAGGCGACGTCGACGGCGCCAGGTCAGGTCCGTCTGGCCGTCGGTCAGTTCCAGCTGTTCACCGCTGGCCGCTACCCGACGTCGATCTCGACGATCGGTGGCACCGGCTTCGTGGCCCCGACGTTCTGACCCGTTCCTGACGGGAGTCGGTTCCGTTCCCTCGGCCCAGGCGACTGGGTCGAGGGGCACCGATGTCGGCTCCGTCCCGACCCGCACCAACGGAGGTACACCCAATGGATCAAGCCGCATACCTGCAGGGGCTGCTCGCCGAGCGCGAGGGCTACGTGAAGCGAGGCCTGCCCGATCGTGTCGCTGATGTCGACGCTGAGATCGAGCGTGTCTCAGGTCTCCATGTCGGCGACACCGCCGTCGACGGCGAGCCGTTGCCGGCGTACGACCCGAAGCTCGACGACTACCTCGCCGGTCTCGTCATCGAGCGTGACGGCTACCTGCGTGCCGGCCGGACAGACCGCGCCGCCGACGTCGCCAAGGAGATCGCTCGCGTCGAGGCGGTCATCGCCGGGTCCGCCGGCGCCGCCGACGCGCTCGGCGACGAACAGGTCGACCTCGAGAACCTCGGCCGACCCGAGCTCCTCGCGATCGCCGAGGACCTCAAGATCGAGGTCGCACCGGGCACGAAGACGAAGACACTCGGGAAGCTGATCCTCGAGGCGCAGGCAGCAGCCGAGGAGCAGGACCAGCCGGCCCCGAACGACGACGGTGATGCCAACGGCATCGCCGGGGACACCGTCTCCGCCTGATGGCCTTCTCGCATCAGCGGATCGTGCAGGCGACTGCCGCGACTCTGTCGTGGCAGGGCGTCAACCAGGACGGTGACGAAGCCGACCCAGGTGTCGTGACCGTCGGGGTGGTGCGCTCCGACGGCTCACCCGTCCTGGCCGCCGGCACACCGACATCGGGCTCCGGGTCGACGCCGCGCACGGTGACGTTGACGGCCGCTCAGACCGCTGAGCTCGATCTGCTGACGTGCACATGGAAGAACGCTGACGGGGTGACGGTCGGCTCGACCGTCGTGCACGTCGTCGGCGGCGTGTACGCGTCGCTGTCGCAGATCCGTGCCCGTGACCGTGTTCTCGCTGACGCGTCCACCGATGCCGACGAGACGTTGCGTCGCGCACGAGCAGAGGCGGAGCACCAGTTCGAGAACACGATGAAGCAGGCGTTCGTGCCACGGTTCGACGTCGCCCGTTTGAACGGCTCCGGTCGAGCGACGCTGACGTTGCCGTGGGCTGCGCTGCGTCGTGTCCGGTGGGTGCGGGTGTGGTCCGGTCGGACGTTCACGTCGCTGTCGGCCGAGGAGGTCGCTGCGATCCGTGCGCACGAGGCTGGGATCGCTGTCCGGCCGGACTGGGCGGGGTGGCCGTGGGGTCGCGCCAACATCGAGATCGGCTACGAGCACGGGCACGACACCCCGCCGCCGGATCTGCAGCGTGCCCTGATCCAGTACGTGCGTCGTGGCGCCCGCCGTCACGACAATCCGATCCTCGACCAGGCGACGTCGTTCACGATGGTTGAGGGCGGCACCCTCTCACTCGCCACACCTGGTGTCGGGAAGTGGACGACCGGCATCCCCGACGTCGACGTCGTGCTGATGGCGTACACCGTCGACGAGGGAGGTGTCGCATGATCGCGACCTCTCGGGTGTTCTCGAACGTCCGCAACGCGTACGCGTTGATGCAGTCGGCTCCGTGGACACCGAACCCGACAACCGGCCGCGACGTCCAGGTGTCGTTCGTCGCTCCGATCGGCGGCCCGATGTTGGAGACCGTGACCGTGTTCAGCGGCCCCACGGATCCGGTGGAGCGTGAGGCCAGGACGCTCGGCTACGTCACCTACGACGAGAACGTCGTCGTGAAGGTGCTGATCGAGTGTCAGGTCCCTGACCCCGATCCGCTCGTCGTGTGGGCCCGCCTCGAGGAGTTGGCCGACATCGCACAGAACGTGTTCCGGGATCCGGCCACGGGCCGCCCTGTCGACCTCGGCGACGACCTCACACCAGCGCAGGTCGCTGGGGGTCCGCTGCGGCTGACACCCACCTTGTTCCCCGACCCGTCGGGGTTCACCGGCCAGGTCGAGCTCGACGTGCTCGCCCGGTCCCGTATCTGACCAACCCGAGGAGGACCTCACCGTGAAGAAGATCATCTACATCGGCTCGATCGGCGGTGGTGTCGAGATCGCCGGCGGTGTCGTCGTCGAGCACGGCGACACCGTCGAAGTCGACGACGTCCTGGCTGAGCGGCTGCTCGAGCAGGACGACCAGTTCATGCTCGCCGAACAGGTCGACCTCGAGACCCTCGACCGAGCCGAGCTGCTCGCGATCGCCGAGGACCTCAAGATCGAGGTTGCGCCGGGGACGAAGACGAAGACGCTCGTTGCGGCAATCCGTGAAGCGCAGGCTGCAGCCGAGCCGACGGAGCCGACAGACCCGAACGCCGACGACGATGCCGCCGGCATCGCCGCTGACAGCACCCAGGAGGCTGCATCATGACCACAGGAACAGGCCTCGCGGCTCAGATCGGGATGGCGATCGAGGGCACCCCGGGCACCCGGCAGGTGCCGGTCCGGTTCTTCCCGTTCGTGTCCGAGTCGATGAAGCTGAACCAGACTCGTCTCGCGTCGCGTGGGCTCCGCGCCGGCCGCCGCACGAAGCATCAGTCGGACATCGCTGCGTCGTTCGTCGACGGGAACATCGAGTTCGAGATGGCACCCCAGGGGCTGGGTGTGCCGTTGCGGGCGATGATGGGCACGCTCGTCACGACCGGTGTCGGCCCGTACACGCACACGGGGACCCCGGGTCCGCTGGCCGATGACCTGTTGACCGTGCAGGTCGGCCGTCCGTTCGTGGGGTCGACGACGGTGCAGCCGTTCGACTACATCGGCTGCATGGTGGCGAACTGGTCGATCGGGTTCTCCATCGAGGACTACGCGACGCTGTCGCTCGGTCTGTCCGGTGTGCACGAGGACACTGCGCAGTCGCTCGCCGCGTTCACGCCACCGGCCACGTGGCGCCCGTTCGTCTTCACGGCGGGTGTGTTGTCGATCGCAGGGTCCGAGCAGGTGATCAAGTCGGGTTCGGTGTCGGGTGACAACGCGATCGACGCGCCTCGTCATCGGATGCGTTCGGCGACTCCGGCGCGACCGTTGACCCCGGCTGAGGGTGGGATGCGCTCGTACACGGGGCAGGTCGAGTGCGACTTCACGTCGCTCGTCGCGTACAACCGGTTCGTCGCTGGGACCGAGGCGGCGTTGTCGCTGGTGTTCACCCAGGGTGCGCACACGTTGACGGTGGCGGGGAACGTGGTGTTCACCGGTGAGACCCCGAACGTCAGCGGCCCGGAAGCGTTGAACCAGGCGTTGCCGTTCGAGTTCCTGTCGACCACGTCGGACGCTGCGGCGTTGACGATCACGCTGGTGAACGGCGACGCCACCCCGTGACCCACATCGAGGGGGCAGCCGGTTTCGAGGTGAAGCTCGACCGGCTGCTCGTCGGTGTGTCTGACGCGCAGGCGAAGAAGTTCCTCGCCGGCCTCGGCCAGGACGCGAAGCGTGACATGGCTGAGGGGATCCGTCAGACCCTCGGGTCGGATCGTGCGATGACGAACTGGCCGCGCCGTGGGAAGACCGCGACGCTCGGTGTCCGCTACGACATGCCCGGCCCGACAGACCTGGTCGTGAAACCGGACCGGGTGTCCGCTGGTGCGTTGTCGATGCTGCAGAACGGACGTCAACCGCGGACTGCTGGCGGGTTCGCCCCGGGCCGGATCGTGAACGGTGTCGGCGGGATGCGTCAGCGGCTCCGCAAGGTGAAGCGGAACGTCGGCCCGATGGCACCCAAGGGCACGTGGGGTGACGGGCGCGACATCGTCGAGCGTCGGTTCCCGTCTCGTGCACGTGACTGGGCACGAACTGTGACGCGTCAAGCGTTCGGAAGGTGAGGTGACGGCATGGCTCTAGGAATCACCGAGCGGCTGCGCATCATCTTCGACGTCGAGACCCAGTCGTTCAAGCAGGGCGTCAAGACCCTGAAGGCGGACCTCGCCGCAGCCGACGGGATGGCCGGGAAGGCGAAGGTCGGGTTCGCCGCTCTCGGTCAGCAGCTGTCTCAGTACGGTGCGCAGGCTGCGCTCGCAGCAGGTGCTGCGCTGGTCGCTTTCGGCACGAAGGCGGTGAAGGTCTTCCAGGACACCGCTCTCGCTGCGGGCGAGTTCAGCGACCGTTCCGGGGCATCGGTCGAAGATGCGTCCCGTTGGATCGCTGTGGCCGACGACTTCGGGATCGCTGGCACTGCGGTGCAGACAGCGTTCCAGCGGATGAACCTCGCGATCGAGGGCAACAAGTTCGAGAAGTACGGGCTCGATGTTCAGCGAGCCGCTGACGGCACGATCGACGCGAACGCAACGTTCCTGCAGACAGCGACAGAGATCGGCAAGATCCCTGACGCAGCTGAACGGGCACGCGCTGCTCAGGATGTGTTCGGCCGCTCGTGGGGTGACATCTCGCGGCTCATGCAGATGGACGCTGAGGATCTCGCTGCGGCGCTCGAAGGCGTCTCGGATGCCCAGGTCATCGACGAGGACGAAGAGGCCAAGGCGAAGCGGCTGCAGGCCTCAATGGACAACGCCGGCGACGCAGTCCTCGACCTGCAACTCGCGCTCGGCGAGCAGCTCGTCCCTGCGATCACGAAGACGGTCGACGCTGTCGAGGATCTCAAGGACGTCACCGACGTCCTGCCTGACTCCGTGACAGGTGCGCTGTCTGCGGTGCAGCAGTGGATCAACCCGCTGGACGAGATCGCTGACGGTCTGTCTGACATGACCGAGAAGGGGAACACTCTCGGGCAGCGGTTCCTCGGCCTCGCTCAGACGATCCCGTGGTTCGGTGACGCCGTCGGGTGGGTCTCGGACAAGCTGGGCGCCTGGGGTGAAACGATCGAGGCGACCGGCCCCGGCTGGGATCGGCTCATCGCCAACATGGGCGATGCCGCTGATGGGTCCACGACCCTGGCAGGCGAAACCGATGAGCTCGCCACCGAGATGGTGACCGCCCGCTCGGACGCCGACCAGTACGCCTCAGCGATGGACGGTCTCAATCAGCGACTGGTCGACGCCAAGGAAGCGGTCGACAACCTCGTCGGTGAGGAGTTGTCGAAGATCGACGCCTTCCAGCGCGCCGAGGATTCAACCCGCAACTACACCGAGTCGGTGGAGGCCTACGTCCTCGCGTCGATGGATGCTGAGACCAGCGAGAAGGACAAGGCCGACGCGTTGCGCGAGGCGGCCCGTGCGGCCATCGACGCTGCCCGCGACATGGCCACGTTCAAGGACGGCACCTACGAATCCGTCGACGGTCTCGCCACACAGATTCAGGCGCTGAAAGACATGGCGGCGGCGCTCGGCCCGAACGATCCGCTCCGGGCAGAGCTGTTGGCCCATATCGGTCTGCTCGAGGGCATCCAGACCGAGGTCGAGACCGACGTGAAGTTCGACGTCGACGAGGGGTCGGTGAAGACCGCTCAGTCGACGAGGGACAACCTCGGGAAGCCGGTACAGGTCCAGGTGACCTACCTGTCGAACGGCACGATCGTCGACGAGAACGGGAACGTCGTTCTCGGCAGGTCGGCGGGTGCGGGCGGGGCAGCTGGTGCACCGAACTCAATGGGTCCTTCGGGGCTGCTGCAGGGCGCTCTGAACTTCTTCGCGAATCTGGTCGGTGGCAGCGGTGGGGCTGGTGGCGGGTCGTCGTCGGAACCGAAGGCGTCGGAGTTGTTCGCGAAGGACATGGACCGTCTGCGGAACATGTACGAGGTCGGGGATCTCAGCCCGGCGCAGTACGTGCGACGGTTGCAGCGGCTGATGACGCAGCCGGGTTATCGGTTCCGTCGTCTGTCCCCGCCGTGGATGGCGTGGTGGCGGGAGGTGAAGCGGGCGAAGGCCGATGCGAAGGCGGCAGCGGAGGCGGCGACGAAACCTGATGTCGAGGTCGATGACTCGGCCGCGTGGGAGCAGGCGTCGGAGAATCAGGCGGCGATCGAGGCGGGTCGGAACCTGTCGTCGACGGCGTCGGAATCGCAGGCTGCACTCGCTGACGACGACCCGAACAACGATGCGGCGGCGTTGGACGCGTGGGCGCAAGCGATCTGGCGGGACATCGAGGCGCGAGCGAACCGCAAGTTCAAGAACAACCGTGGCCGCGGATGGGCGAGGTTCGCTCGTGCTCGGCTCGAGCGAGCGATCGCTGACAACCCGTTGTTGGCGAGTCGTCTGCGGGTGTACCTGTCGGGGATCCCGAAGTTCGGTGGCGGCAACGATCCGGATCGGGAGGACACGGTGACGGCCGCCGGCCCTTCGACGACACCACCCACCGGTGCTGGCGCCGGCGGTGGCGGTAGTCGCGCCTCGACGGTGTCGTCTGCCGGCCGTGACGGGTTGACGGTGCACGTGACGATCTCGGCGCCGAACGCCGCGATCGTCGACGGCAAGGCGGTGCGTGCTGCGATCCCTGCGATCGCGGCCGAGTTGCGACGGTTCGAGAGGGGTCAGGGATGACGACTGCGGTGAGGTTCGGGAGGTGCGAGCTCACGGAGCCGGCCTCTCAGGTGGATGTGTCGGGCGACGTGTTGTCGGTCTCGGGTGAGATCACGGCGGTCTCGTACGACGAGCTCGCTGCCAAGATCGCGCAGCTGCGCGGGATGGTCGACAACCCCGATGAGCCGGTGTTCCCGGTCGAGTTCGCCGATCTGCCGGATCTGTCCGGCTTCTACCGAGGGTTCTCGGTGTCGGTCACCGCGTCGCAGCCTGCGATGTCGGTGTTCCGTGCCGGGTACTCGTTGTCGGCCACGAGGGTGCCGGACTTCGCTCAGCCGACGATCGAGATCCAGGTGTTGAGTGTGCGTCGCACGAACGCTCATGGTCTCGCTCCGGCGACCGGCTATCTGTTCCGCCGTCTCGACCGACCGGGCTGGCGGATGCCGGATGCTGCGTCGTCGACGGTGGCGCGCAGGACTTCCGACGGGTACGACCTGTATGCGATCGAGGCGCCCAACGCCACCGCTCGAACGGTGTCCTACCAGTCGGACACGTCGTCTCACTACGGGGCGACAGCAACGATCGAGCAGGCTGTCGGCGCCGGTTGGCTGCCTGTGGTCGGCCGTCAGTTGCCCGACCTGGACCCGGGTGAGGTGAGGCTGACCAACGGATTCCAGAGGGTGACCGTCACGAACAACGGCCAGATCCTCCACCAGGTGTTCGACCCTGTCAGCGGCGTGTTCGATCAGGTCTCGTTCCGGGTTCAGACCGCGGCCAACAACCTCGATCTGTGGCTCGACCCGACCATCATCCACAACGACCCGGATCTGGTGTCGATCCGGTACACGGCACGGCCCGCATCCGACGCCACCTATGCGACGGTCGGCGGCGCATCGGTCACGATCTCGATGGGTGCGGGCGAGGGCTTCGCTCAGGTAAGCGTCGAGACGTTGCGCCCAGCGGCGGTGTCCGCGGTGAAGCTGGTCGCGTTCCCGTTCTCTCAGCCGGGCACCTCGTTGACTGGTGGGGTACGTCGGACGTCGAACGACGCAGCCGGGAACCGGCTCGTGATCGCGACCCCGCACGCCAAGACCGATGACACCGCCAACACCGGGGTCACCGTGAACACTGCGACGACGTCCCGTCCGGTGTTCATGATCGGCCAGGCTCTCAACGGTTCGTCTGCGGCAGCGATCAACAGCGAAGCGAGCCTGATCGCTCAGTTCATCCAGTCCGTGTCCGCGTCGTCGAGGGTGGTGGCCCGGTGAGTGTCACCCGCACCCTGATGGGGTCGGGGTCGTTCTCGATCACCCTCAAGGACGACACGCCGCAAAGCGTCATCGATGCCTGCACCCTCGTCGGGACACAGGTGTTCGTCGGCCCGCAGGTCGACGTCGCGGGCATGGCCGACGCCACGCTTCTCGCAGCGATGAAAGCGGCGAAGGCGTACGCCGGGGTGATCCTCGACCGTCCCGATCCGTTCACGATCGAGGGCGGCGACCTGAGCTGGTATCTCGGTCAACCTGATGGGCCGTCGCCGACACTCACCGATGTCGGCATCGCTCTGTCCGGCAGCCGAACGACGACACAGTGGATCGATGCGATCCTGCCGGCCAAGGGTCTGACGAAGGGCACCGTCACGAACGGGACCCCGATCGTGGACGGGGTGATCCCGCCGCTGTCGGCGTCACCGCTCGCAGCGATCCAGTGGGTCTGTTTGCAGAGCGGTGTCGAGTACCGGGTGAACTGTGACGGCACCGTCGACGTCGGCCCCTCCACGACGCTGTTCCCCGCCCCGACAGCGACGGCGGCCACAGTCATCACCCGAGACCGGGCAGGCGACGAGGGCAGCATCGAGGGTGTGCAGGCGTCCGCGCTGGCCCGCCGGCGCAGCGCATGGGATGTCGCGAGTCGTGCCGTCGCCGCCTACGACGGCACCGCAGCGGCTCTCAGGTTCGTGACAGCGTCGCAGACGCCGACCGATGTGGACTGGGTCGACTTCGCCGGCGCCGCCTACGGGGCCCGTGACATCTACGTCGACGCCGAGGTGCTGCCCACCGCAGCGAAGGCACAGCTCATCGCCGACACCACGATCGCTCGACACGCGCTCGATCAGCGTGAGGTCACGCTGACGACCGAGACACACAACGTCGTCGGCGACGTGCTCCCAGGCGAGCGCGTCTTCGTCTACGACCCGATCAGCGGACTGTTCGATCTCGCCGGCACCCAGGTCGAACAACGAGGACGTCTGATCACCCCGGTCGGGTTGCGGGTGGCAGAGGTGACCTATCCGATCCTGCCGGGCCTCGGGGTGTTCCTCCGCCGTGGCGGCGTCTGGACCGACATCACGAGCTACGTGCTGACCGAAGACGGCGACGTCACCTGGGTCGTCACAGCGAACGGGTGGCGGCTGAACACGTCGCCAATCGGCCGCGGGCTGATCAACATCCCCATGACCGGCGGGACCACCCAGGCCGCTGCACAGTCGAAGTCAGCATCTCGACGAGCGACCTCGGAGTCCGACACCGGCGGTGTCGGCTGGACGCCGGTGTGGACGAACCTGACCATCGGCACGGGCGGCACGCCAGTGAACAAGGGCCGCTACACCGCTGCGGATAGCGAGATGCGCCTTCAGATCACAGCGCGTCTCGGCAACACGTTCACAGTGACCGGATCGATCGGTGTCGACCTGCCGCCAGGGTGGCAACTGGTCCGAGCCGATGCGATCGCCAACCCGATCTACGGGGTGTGGCGTGCCGCCGCTGCTGCCGCGGCCGTCGGCTATGTCCTGTCGACAAGCCTGACCAGGCTCGAATTGAGGACGTCGGCTCTGGCGGTCACGTCGGCCACGGCACCTGTGACCTGGATCGCCAACTCGACCATCAACATCGACATCGTCATCCCTGTCGAACGCGTCTGAGCCGGTTCGTTCCCGCTCCCGCGCCTGTCGATCGCTGCGGCTGCATCTCGTCCCCTTTGCCCTCTCGTGGAGGTTCCATGCCTGTCAACACGTCGAAGTTCACGAACTGGCAGGACGGCCGTCAGCCGGGTCCGCCGTACACGTCGTGTTCCCCGAACCTGCAGATCCTCGGCGCGTTCCTGATCCGCTGGTTCGGGTTCATGGCGCTCGGCTGCTTCGGTGTCCGACCGGTCCGCAACGGCCAGGCACAGTCGTCGCACAGCTTCGGCGCAGCGACCGATCTCCGCTGGTTCGTGCAGGGTGCGCTGATGACACGCACGTTGCGGGTGTGGCAGTCCGCTGTCGACGGCAAGAGGGACCGCACAGCGAGGGCTGCTGTGCGGGCGCTCGGGTTCCTCGCCCGCCGCCTGCCAGCGAACGATGTGCTCGCCGCCCGTCTCGTCCTCGAGAACGACGTCCTGCCGTGGCTGATCGACAACTCCGAACAGTTGAACCTGCAGGCGATCCACGACTACGCCGGCGGCCGAATCTGGCGGTCCAACCGGGGTGACGGTCTCGGCGCCTACTGGAAGCCGCAGCCCGCCGACTCCGGTGGGATGGGTCAGCCGTGGGCGCAGTGGATCCACCTCGAGGTGCACGCTGACGGCTGGGCTGATGCCCGGCCGATCGAGGCGAGGTTCCCGGTCGTGCCGCTGCTGCCGAAGCCCACCTTGCAGCTCGGGTCGGTCGGGCCCGAGGTCGTGAAACTGCGCGCCCTACTCGGCTGGGAACAGCTGCCCGGGGGCGGCAAGGCCGGAGCGAAGTTCACGCGCCGCGTCCGACGAGGTGTCCGCGAACTGCAGAAGGACCTCGGAGTCCCCGCAGACGGGGTGTGGGGGCCGCGCACGGCCCGCGCCTACCGGGTCCGTTGGGAGACAGGCCGATGATCGCAGGTGCAGTTCTCGACACAGCGGTACTCGTTGGGTCGGTCGCTGGTGTTCTCGTGTCGGTCGCTGTGCTGCTGCTGGTGTGGCGTCGAGGGTTCGGGTCGGCGTCGCTGCGCCTGTCAGCCAAGGGTGTCGAGGTCGACGTCGCCGGGATCCGCAAGACGATCGAGGACACGATCGGTGTCGGCCCAGACGGTGCGACGTTGCACGGCCTGATCGAGCAGCTCCGCAGCGACTTCGAAGCGTTCTCCGAACAGAACGCCCGCGAGCACGACACCACAGCCAGAGCCGTGAATGCAGGTGCAGTCGCTCTCGATGGTGTCCGCACCGAACTCGCCGCATTGACCGGCCGTGTGCAGCAGCTCGAGGAAGCGTTCACAACCCCCGACGTCAGGAGAACAGGATGAACACCACACCCGCACCCACCTCCCCGGCACAGCGATGGATGACCACGATCGTCCAGGTGATCGCCGCGTTCGTCGTGGTGCTGCCCGCTGCGCTCGCTGCCGTCGACGGTGCCGCCAGCCCGACAGCGTGGATCCTCGGCATCGCAGCCGCCACCGTGATCGTCGTGAACGGCGTGTGGAACGTGATGTCGTCGGCGATCCCGGGCCCGTGGCGTCGTGTGGTGCGAACCGCCGTGCACGTCGTGCTCGCTGTCGCCCTGGCCGTCCCTGCCGCGGTTACCGCGGTCGGTCAGCCCGCCGACGTCACCGGCTGGCTCGTCGGGATCCTCGGCGCTGTCGTCGTGATCCTGTCTGCTGCGCAGAACGCCATCGCTGCGAAGACCACCTGACGTCGCTCAAGGCGACCGGCCGATCGGCCGAACACTCCTCGACGAGCCCCGTTCTCCTGGCACTCCGCCGCCGGTCGAGAGCGGGGCCTCGTCGCGTCTCCGGACAGGCGCGGTCGTGTAACGCTGTGAAACGGGAGCGTCCGCTAGAGGGGTCGTAGTACGCTTAGGGCTGCGTCCCGCACCAGGTCAGGCGTGTCATGTAGGGCCTAGGCCACGATGACACGGTGGAGGCCGGGGGTTCGAATCCCTCTACGCCCACTCGACGGCCCCCGGTCACCTCGGTGACGGGGGCCTCGTCGTATCGGGAGCGAAGCGGGAGGCTCGACGTACATGGCGGACGTGATCGACGAGGCAGCGTCCGCTGCGGCGGAGACCGAGGACCGCAACCAGCGGCGTGTCGAGATCCTGTCGGCGGCCGTGTTGGGCATCGCCGGCGTGCTGACCGCCTTCGCCGCCTACAAGGCAGCGCTCACCGACGGCGACGCCCTGAAGGGCTACACGGAGAGCGCACGGAGCACTGCCGATGCCAACGGCTGGTACAACGAGGCCTTTCAGACCTTCACCGCCGATCAGGCGCTATTCGTCCAGTACGCGATCCTGACGAGCAGCGACCCGGAGATGGCGGCGATCGTCCGTGGGCTGTTGTTCTCACCGCAGCTCGAGGTGGCCACCGTGGCGTGGGAGGCCACGGGAGAGGACGGTCCGGCTTCCCCTCTCGACATGGACGAGTACGTCGTCGAGGCACAGATCGAGGGGGAGGCGACCACAGCACTGGCGGAGGAGCAGTTCGAGTCCGCGCAGAAGGCGGACGAGGCGGGCGACAAGTTCGAGTTCGCCTCGGTGTTCCTGGCCATCTCGCTGTTCCTCGCCGGTGTGGCCAGCCTGTTCAAGAACCGCAAGGTGCGCTACGCCACGTTGCTCGGCAGCGTCGTCTTCATCGTGCCCGGCGTGCTCTCGATCGTCCAGGGGCAGAACGCGCTCTGACCCGGGTACGGCCTCACGGCACGGTCAGGAGATGAAGACGCCCGAGGCCCGGGTGGGGATGGCGGACGAACCCGCGGCGGACTCGGCGACGACCATGGCGTAGTACGCCGCCCTGGGGGTGACCTTCACCCGGATCGACCGCTGGGAGAC